TTTTTCTGTTTGCTTTGCAATCTCATCAAAATGCTTACGTCGCATTGGAAGATCATAGGGTGGATTTCTATAGGTGTAATAACTGCCGTCTATGCGTGGCCAAACTGGTGGTTCATAAAAAATGTAATAGCTGATATCCATTATATTTTCAACCCAATCCTTATGGCACACGTTGATTATTCCTTCATTTGTGCTGTCATCAAGACAAACGATATGGTCACCTATTTGTACATTAAGACTATCACCAGGTTTTATCTTCTTAATCTTCATGCTGCACCTTTATCTTTGAAACTTATTTTGTATCGTCGTGTTGTTGCCTTCTCAATTGTCTCTTCAACCTCATTTCCGCCGTACTGTTTCAGCCCTTTAAGGTGAGTCAGATTCCATTTCTCAGGAACATCCACCTCTTTGGTATGAGCTGGTGTATAAGCTCCGCTATCGATCAGCTTATCCGCGATCAATTCGTTCTCCAATAGAGGGCGTAGCATATCAGGATTGACATCTGCCTTGGATGATACAAGCGTGGCCTCGGAATCACCGAGATCCGCCTTCTTAATCCCCATTTCCTGGAGTTCCGGGATCACTTCCCACTCCAGTTTATTTGCCTCATCCATCAGGGATTTTGCCACCTGTCGATTCAGCTCAATTGTTTTCAGTTTGTCTATCAATTCACTCATCTTTAATTCTCCTCTTTACACATACAATCTTTGTCACAAAAATCGGCGTGATACTCTTCCCAAATTTGCTCTATATACTCTTCTGGTACACTGTCATCCCATATAACATTAGCCATCTCTAGTTCTCCTCTTCTTGTTCTTGCTTCAGAGTTAATTCTTCTGACACTTCATCTAGTAAAGTTGTCATCATGTCCTCAAATCCCTCGTTAGAAAGATCGACTTCATTGAGTAATTTTTCTTTAATATCAGGATTGGTATCCAGATATCCCAGTATTTCGTAAGCTGTAGTCAACGCTTCTTTACCTTCCATCTTTAATACTCCTCGAAATATTCTTTGATTCCGACTGCTTTTGCCATTGCAATTTTTAACTGCGGAAGGCAAACGGTGACATCGGTTGGTTGTGTACTATTCCAGTCGTCACAGTTGGATTCCAATGCCGAAACAACTTCTTTGATGGCTTCAAACAGTTCTGGAGCAGCCGATATAAGCCTTGCGTTGGCTTCATCTTCACCTTGACTTGGCCTATGCCACGTTGTAGCAACAGTAGGATTAGTTCCATTCTTCCTGGGGTTATCCTGATGCGGTGCATGTATATCTGATATAAACGCTGGGTCATCTATATGAGTCGGTTCAACTTCCCAGGGGCCTTGCGTATATTTCACCCTGGACACGTTCTCTTTTTCATTTAAGGTAACTTCAATTGTTTCGGACTCATTGGATTCGTCACTTATGACCGTACCTTCTGAGCCAAATTTTTCTTCAGCTTCTTCGGGTGAATTGGCTTCGACTTCCCAAGTTAATTCCTGTAAATGGTGCGTCACCACTTTATATGTAGCCATCTCTAATTCTCCTCTTTCATAAAATCAAAATCGATTGAATCGCCTACAACTATCTCGTTATTAAGTAGCAGATACACAAGGCCATCATCGTCCTGATGCAGTACCCGTATCGGGTAATCAGAATCAGAAATTGTCATGTCTGCCGAATGAACGGTAACAAGTGGCATTACATGAGCTTCTGTTTCATCGTTCTTTAAATCTTCTCGAACTGTTGCATATAGCATCTCTAGATCTCCCTCTTTCCAATTGTTTTTTCAATGATTAATTTTTTTGTCGGATCACCATTGGTTACACGCATCAGCAGCATACCCAGCATGATCTCATCGGTTGTTAATTCGCGCTTACCGCGGAATTTGTTTATTAGTTGTATAATGAATCTGGACATTTGACCTCTCTTTTGTCCGCTAGGCCTCGGGGTGTTGCCCGAGGCCACTTAGTTTTCCGACCTATTTAATACGGTTTACTATGTTGGGCTGCTGAATCCATGCGATAGTTTCATCGCCTACCCTAAAGGGCTTAAACCATTGCCTGATAGACCATTCGTGTCCGGCTATAAAGCCTGGGCAGCGTCTTGTATGGTCAATTAGCTTACCGTTTTTATACTTACCTACTGTTATTACTGTTGCCATCTCTAATTCTCCTTGTCACACTCTGTACATATTATTTGTCCATCATCTATGTTGTAATCGAGGACTTCCTTATAACATTCATCGCATTGCACTTTTTGGCAGTCAACGCACATATACCCGTTTATCGTTACCTCTATGTCAACAACAAAACCACCAGCCAGTGTCAACGTGCCATCTGCTCCACTAGGTATACGGTTTACGAATAACGATTCCTCTGAATCTGATGACGTATCCCTACCGCAGTGAGTACACAAATCTCCGATATTGATTTCGATATTTGCCATCTCTAGTTCTCCTCTTGTCCTTCAAATTCATTAGGCTCTATTAGGTCTCTCCAGCTTTCACATTTATGACACCAAACATCCTCGCCAGTTTCTTCACCCATGACATCTATTTCACCGTAGTAAATACCACCGTTGCGGTTGTTGTATGACAAGTTAACGTGCCATTCATTAGAGCCACAATCTTCACAAACCATGTCAGTGGAATAATCGAGTTTGAAGTCTGGGAAATATTTTTGAGTAGTCCCATCAACCAGTTTGCCCAGCACCTCATAAATTTCTTCTAGCTTTTCAGAGTATTCCTCGTAGTATTCCATTGACCGGTTGTTGTCATCCCAATCATTGAAAGCTACTTTGAAAGCCTCCAAACTTGTTTTATCTATACCCATCTCTAGTTCTCCTCGATTAGATTGACAGTCTCAACATATGTGTCCCCGAATTGATCGAGGTGCTTGCCCATATCCCCATCACTACAATCATCCATTGCTTTTCTACCGGCTTCCCACTCTGAATCAGCCTCGACAATATGTTCATAGTGTTCGACAAATTTCCTAATAACTCTATATGTAGCCATCTCTAGTTCTCCTTCATTCCTTTACTAATTTAAGATCCAATATTTTTATTTGATCGCCCTTTATTAAGTCGTTGAAATCTATTTCGGCCTCGCTGATGTTGCCGTCATATACTGTTTTTAATTCAACTGTTGCGGTCACTGTAGTTTTTAGGCGTTTTTCTGCCATACGTTGCCAGAATTTGCCGTACTGCATACGTTGCATTACTTCACCTTATATGTCGTGATAATTTCATAGTCATCATTATTAAAATCACTAATTTCATGTGCTATTTCTAGAGCTTCTTTTTTGGAATTAGCATTGATAATGCAATCTTGTATTATCTTTTGTGTGCGCTGTATTTTGTACGTTTTTTCTGTTGCCATTGTTTTATTCCTTTAATGCGTTTTAGGTATGCGCACCCCACCATTTATTTATTAGGCCTTTACTACAAACCCGCTATCATCAGTTCGGGCGTCACCTTTAGCATGTAGGCCTACAATCACGCCTTGATCATCTAAGAATCTGATGTCCGAATCATCACCGGAAATAACCTTGTAACCGTTCCATGTTTCAGGTAATGCACATTTACACTTTGTATGACATTTACCTTTATTTCCTAACTTGCAAACATTAAATACGATTGCAACATTCCGCCCATTATCCAGATTGTCCGCCAGTATTTCAGGTGTAGTATCTTCAGAGTATGAATAGGTTAGGTGATAGTTATCCGGTAGGTTTGGACGTTCCGAATATGTGTACTTGGAATAATCGTAGAATTGCACTTGTTTAAAGGCTTCAAAGATTGTTAAACCGTCAAATTCTGTTCCCTTGATCCTTGCCCGTTCCCATAAAATATCTGACGTTCCATTTAACCTAATGACTGGAATTAATCCTTCTCTGTCAGCTTTTCGGATTAAGCTTTTAATGTTGGCAACTAATTTTGCCCAATATTGAGGCTTGTACCTAACAAACCAGATAGTTTTATTGATCCTTGCGATCTCAATATGAGTATCAAAAGATGCACGACCGGCAGTATTCAAACAAGCTATTTTGCATCCCTCAGAAGCTTTCGGACATAGATTAACAATTCCCGATACTGTCGATGGTGCTAGATATTGAATACCTGTTAGGAAACCTAACTTTTCACCTTTGACTGTCTTTGCATCGCTGCCGACTGTCAGCAGATAGCTAATCTTAGGCGGGGATTGTTGGATTAATGGTAGAGTTGTTGTAGTCATTTCAAGTACTCCGATACTTTTTTTGATTAGTACCTAGTCAGGATTGCAGTCTTGATTAGGTACGCTTTTATTTGTTTGTGATTACATTATGGACTACTGGACATTGTTTGTCAAGTAGTATCCAATTATTAGCTTGTAAGTTTTGCTATTTGTTTGATATATTTCTGTACTTCTTTTTCTGTTAAATGTCCGATTACATCCCTAGTAATTCCGCTTGTGTAACAGACTTTGCCACCTTTTAAAACTGCCAATTCAAATAATCCAATGTCGCCACCATAAGAGTATTTATGACATACAACGGATGCTTCATATGGTGAATTTGGAAAACTAAAAATCCGTTGTGTACCACCATGCGCTTCTTTTGTTATTACTTTTTGAGTTGTCATTTTGCACCTTCTCAAGATTGATTAATTTATTTGATTTGGGGATAGCTTATAGGACTAGACTTTATTTGTCAAGTCTTTTATAGATATTAAATTAATTAATGGTAAAATTCCAGGAATAATTACGAGGTGATAAATGGCTGATTTAACAGCAAAACAAGAGACATTTATAGATCATTATCTAACCAATGGCGGAAATATTGGTCAAGCGTATAGGGATAGTGGTTATAAATGCAGTACAGACGCTACAGCATACGTTGGCGGATCTAAGTTGCTTAGAAATGCTAAGGTCGTTGACCGTATCTTGGTTAGAAAGAAAGATTCCGTAGCTAAGCAGCATGCTAAGGCTAAGAGAATAGATATAGATGAACAATGGTTATTAGCCGAATATATTGACACGATCCGACTGGCTAAAGCTGATAAACAATATAGTGTTGTGAATAGTTCTATTACTAACATTGCTAAGCTATTGAATATAGGTTTCTTAGATCGTAAGGAACTAATGGTATCTGGTGAGATAAACCATCTACAGCAGTTGGATACTGAAACCTTAATGAACGCCCTACAATCGGCCCAAGATCCCCCAGCAATCGAGGGAGAATTTAGGACGGTAGGGGATGACTAGGGGATAGGTTGGAAGGCTATACATATAATAGATAGCTAGTCAGGACAGGGATCAAAATCCCCTACTCTATTAGTGACTGAGAGAATCCCCGACCCCCCTGCTTATGTGCTTGTTTTTTTTGCTTGTTGATATTGCGATAAGGATCACACACGCTCAGGATATAGCACGCACGATATAGCTCGAGCGCACGCCTGGAATAATGACGCGCAGGGGTGTCACGCCCGCAACCCGCACGCCCAACCCGCGATGCGCCCGCACGCGCGTTCCGGAGAAGGTACACCTCGCAACCGTTTTTGCATCTATTTCGTATTCCTTCTATTAGAG